GTCTTGTTGGGCGGAAGTGACGGTCATGGCGCAGCCTTATGAGAGACTGCACCATGCTGGCAAATATACGGCGGGGAATCCCCCGTTATTGACCCCCGAGCGCGGTCGCGAGATCAGGCGCACGCTGCGGCGAACCGGTGCCGGGCGACCAGAAAAAGTCGTTGTGGTACTGGTTGCGCGAGCGGTTGATGTTCCGTTGCGTAACGCCCGGCGACAGATTCTCTGCGATGTTGTCCCATATCAGGCGGTTCCAGACGGTTTTCCAGAACCACAGGTTCACGAGCGGCGTGTTGGATTGCGCGATCTTCAACAGATCGGCGCCGACGTGTGTATCCTTGCCCTGCGCCGCGTCCTGCACGTTCGACGAGATCGCGCGCAGCGGCTGGAACAGCGTCGACAGTAGCGGGCCGCCGACCGCGCTCCCGAGCAGCGAGCCGTAGTCGGCCGACTCGAACGCTGCGACGAGCATGTCACCCGCGAAGCCAGCGCCGCCGCCGACCGAGAACGCCCTGGTCCAGAAACCGCCCGCGTGCTTCACGTCATCGAACATCGGTTCCGGATCTTTGCCAGCGAGCAGGTTCTTCGCCTGCGTCGAGATCGCGCCGATCAGCGTCGTGCTCACGACGAGCGCCGCAGCGTAAGCCATCGGGTTCGCGAGAGGGATACCAAAAGCGCGCGGCGCGCCTTCAACAAGATAATCGCCCGAACGCCGCATGTCCCCTATGCGCCCCCAGTGCCGCGAGATCATCGTCATCGGGAACGATTTGAACTGCATGAACGACTTTTTCAGCTCGCCCGTAACCGTGCCCGGCGTGGCCGAGGCGATCACCTTCGTGCGCAGGTCCGGGTTCAGCACGGCGAATTCCCCTTCCTCGCGGATCATACCGAGCAGCTTCGGCACGACGTCGGCCGCGCGTGCGTCGCCGGTCGCATACAGCGCGTCCGGCGTGAGGTATTCGGCGTCGCCGTACTTGCCCGGCGTGGCCTTGTTCACCACGGCCCAATCGTCAGCCGTGATCCCGGCGCGCGTCAGGGCGCGGCGGTCCCATTCGGTCAGGCTGTTCCAGTCGGTGCGGCTGATGCCGGCGAGGCCGCGCATCATGTGCGATTGGAAAGCGGTGCGCAGCGCATCCGTCCATCCGGTGACGCCGCCGAACTTCATCGTCGCGGCGGACAGGTTCCGCGCCCACGTTGTCGCGAGGTTGTCGGTGCCCCACCGGTTCAGCCCGTGCTCGAGCGATTCGGCGATCAGCCCTTGCGACGACAACCACGCCCGGAAGTCTTTCGAGCCCGGCGCCATCAGGCGCGCGGCCGTACCGAGCGTCTTGAAGAACGGCACTTTGTTGTAGCCGGCCGTCACGAACAGCGTGCCGACGTCGCCGAGCGCCGCGAGAATCGTACCCTGCAGCTTCACCGCGCTGACGGTCGTGCGCAGCGTCTCCATCTTGCGAGCGAGCGCCGGATTGACGGGCGTGTTCGTCGTGCCGGTCACGTAATTCCAGTAGGCGCCGATCGACGTCATGCCGCCTTCGAGCGTGCGCATTTCCGTACCGTCGTGCACGGCCGTCAGCTGCATCTGCGTCTTCATGTTGCGCGTCGGGTTCGGACCGTAGCGCTCGACGAGCGCGATATTCTTCGCCATGCCCCCGACGTGATCGATCAGGGCGTTCAGTAGCGAGCCCTCGCCATACTGGCGGTTGTACTGGATGTGCGCGTCAGCGTCGCGGAAGTGCAGCACGCGATGCGCGGACCCGGCGTTCGCGCGCGCGGCGCTGCCGGTCGTTTCGCCCGGCACGATCTTGTTGATGCCACCGTACGCGATCGTATCCCACACGCCCTGCTTACGCGGAGCAATGTTGCCGCGCGCGGCCGCGTTCGCACGCTCCCACGGCTCCCGGTCCTCGCCGACGAGCATCTTGCGCAGGTCCGCGTCGCTCAGCGGATTCCCGGCGTCGTCGAGGTACTGCGAACGATCGAGCAGCGGCATGACGGCGTCAGCCCACGCGTGCCGCGCCGCGTCCGATCCGTTGCCCAGCACTTTGCTCTGCGAATGCCGGATCGGCACGTAGCCGTAGTCGAGCTCACCGACGTTGCCGCCGGCGCGGTTAAAGCGCTCGCGCATCGCCGCGGTCGTCTTGCTGATCTGCTCGGCGGCCGCCTTCGCGACCTCGTTTCCGGTCGAACCGTCTGCGCCGCGGTACACCTCACGGATGATGTCGCGCTCCATCGCTGGATTGTCGACGTCGAACGCGCGCGCGAGAAAGTTCTGCCCGGTCTTCATTGCATCGATCGCGCCCATCGTCTGGCGCATATAGTCGGACTTGATCGCGCCAGCGAGCACGTACGTCTGCTCGATGTCCTGCTTCACGATCGTCTCGCGCGCACGCTTGCGGTGAGCGTTTTCGGGATCAGCGTAAAGCGCTTCCTGAATCCGATCGGTCGTCTCGATCTGCTTGGCGATCTGCAGCTGTTTCCGCGCGCGATCGAGGTCGGCTTCGTGCTCGAGCTGCTTGCGCGCCCACTCGGCGCCCGCTGCGACGCGGTCGGCCTGAGACATCGCAGACCATCCAACCGGATCCTGCCGAGCGGTCGCGCGCATGCCGGCGCGCACGCGGTTCTCGATTCCGTCGATCTCGGCCTGCGTGAGTTTCCGGCCGGCGGCCGCTTCGACCGCATTGACGCACTTCTGATGCATTATTAACTCCTACGTCGTTCAGTGGGAGGCAAAACAGGAGTCGTCAGTGCGCGTTCAATACTCCATCCAGAGCGAACCACACGAAGACGCAATGTGACTTGATGGATACCTATTTCTTCAGCCCATTCGCTGATTGTCTGGGTGCGGCCGTTGTGCGTCCATCTCACATTTCTACGGGTATTAAGCAGTTGCTCTCGCGGAGTCGCCCATCTGCAATTACTAGGTGAATATGGCCCATTGTTGTCAATTCGATCGAGCGACTTTCCTTGCGGTTTTGGACCCATGTCCGCGAAGAAATTCTCAAAATTGAGCCAGCGCTCGCAAACGCGAATTCCGCGCGCACCATACTTTTTATAGCTGCGGTTATTGGGATTGAAACATCGCTGCTTCATCTCGTCCCAAAGCCGATAAATCTGAGTTCCTTCCATTCCGTGGATTTTCATAGATTTACCTAGCCTAAGCTGATGAAGCAGTTCGCGGCGACCTCGAACAGGCCGGCATCCTGCGTGTTCATGGCGTGCTCGTCGTCGATCTGCTGCAGCAGCTCAGCAACGGTGCCCGTGCGTTCGCCGACAGGCGTGTCGATCGTGACCTGCATATCCGGCCGCAGCGCCGCTGTTTCGCGCAGGTTCGCGTCGATCGCGCGCGCACTCGGCGCACCGGCCGCCGGCGCCGTCGTTGCGGCCGGCAGCGCGCCAGCGGGAATCATGTCGGCTGCCTGCAATACCGGTTCCTGCGGCTCGCGATACGTGATCGGCTCGCGCCGCGTCTGCGCGCGCACGACGTCCTCGACGAAGCGCGACAGCGGCGTGCGGCGCGTAGCCGGCGCGTCGATGCCGGCGCGCGCACTGCGTAGATCCGCCAGCTGCGCGTCGAGCGCACCGAGCTGCTGGTGCGCCTGCTGCGCGCGGGCGTTTTCCTCGATCGCGCCGCGCAGCCGTTGAACCTGGGCCTCGTGATCGGCCAGCGCCGCGTCGATCTGCTTCTGCGCCTTCGCGGCCGCGGCCTTGTACTTCATGCCTTGGTCCTGCAGCTGGCGCGTCAGCTCCTTCACGCTGGCCGGGGAATCGTCGGGCCGCGCGGCAATGAGCTGGTCGAGTTCGGCGCGCATCTGCGCGACCGCGCCCGGTTCCGCGAGGTTAGACGCCTGCTGCGCAACGTCGGCGCGCTGCGCTTCCGCCTCGGCGATCAGGGAATCGAGCGCGGTTGCACGCGCCGAATCGTCGCCCGTCACGAACCGTGCGACGTCGGGAAACTGGCCGGCGTCCATCTGCCGAGCGGCGAGCTCGAACGCATCCTGATGTGCGGCCATCGCCGCGACGTCGTCCGGCGTTCCGAACACGTACGCGTCGTCGACGATCCGCTGACCGTGCGCGAGCAGCGCCGCGTCGACCTGTTCTGGCGTCACGCGGAACGTCGCCGAGTCGATGCCGCGCGTCGCAAGGTATCTGTTCACGCGATCGAGATATGCAGCCGTCTCGGCCGCTGGCGGCCGTTCGCCGCGCAGCACCGCAGCGGCCTGCCGCGGACCGCCGTTGTAGTCAGCGATCATCGCCTGCAGGTTGCCGCCGTACTGCTTTTGCGTGTCGGCCAAATACTTCGCCATGCCGTCGAGCGCCTGCACCGGGTCCGTCGGATCGGTCACGCCGTACTTCCGCAGGTTCTCGGGCATCATCTGCGACACGCCAGCCGCACCCTTCGGCGACACCTGCCCGGAATTCGACTTCTCGCCCGCGTTCTTCAACGCGAGCATGAGCTCCGGCGGCACGCCGGCCGCCTGCGCCGCCTGCACGGCGTATGCGTCCAGCTCGGGTGCGTTGTACGGCAGCGCGCGGCGCGCATCAAGCGAGAGCGATTGCAGCGATACGGTCGGCGCGGTCGCGGTCTGCCGCGCAGCGCGCGCCGTCGCAGCGGTATGTGCTCCCGCGAACACACCAGCCATGAGCGTTGATGCGGCAATGTTCACCGGGTCGAGCGGGTCGATCTGGTCGGATAGATGGTCATAGTCGGCGTTACGCAGGATCGCTTTCTCGATCGACGCCTGCGCGATCGCCGCACCCGGGCCGCCGGCCGCGACGAGGCCGACCGTGCGCGGCAGCGTCGAACCAGCGACCGGCAGCACGGCGCCGGCGGCAGTAAGCGCGCCCTCGACTGCACCCACGGCCGTGCGGGTGCCGACGTCTACGCCCTGCCGCTTCAGGTCTTCGGCGCGCGACATGCCGATCGACGTGCCGCCGACCGCCGCGCCGGCGAGCGGACCGCCGAGCACCGCGGCGGGCACGATCTGCGTGAGGCCCGACACGACACCCTGCACGGTTTGATCGATCGCAGTCGTGCGCGTCGGGTCCGGCTTGAACGTGTCCGACAGGTCGTACGCGCGCGTGCCGAGAGGCGACTCGAACAGGTGGCCGGCGCGCTGCTTCGCGAGCGCCGCGTTCACCTGCTTGTCGGCGTCAGCCTGTGCCTGCGGGTTCAGCGTCAGCGTGTCCGGATCGACGTAGATCTCGCTCAGGCCGGCCGCCAGATCGGACGCAGCGCCGAACAGCGCCGTCCCACCTTGTGCGACGCCGCGGCCGACCGCGCGCGCAATAGATGTGATCGACGTCGAGGGGTACGTCGGGGCTTCCGGCACATCGATCTGGTTCTGCCCGCGCAGAAAGCTGGCGGTCTGGTCGGCGTACAGCGAATCGATCGGCATTACATATCTCCCGGGAACGGCATCGCCGTCGGTTGTGTAGCGGCCGCCGGCGCGGCGCTAGCCGGCGCGTTCTTCGTCGGGAAGGTCAGATGCACGGTGATCGGCGTGCCGGACTTGTCCGTGACGAACCTCGATCCGGTCTTCACCGCATACGTGCCGCGCACGCCGACGCGCACGAGGCGGTAACTCGCGAACTGCTTCACGAAATCTGCGACCGGGATCTCGTGCCCGTTCGCGACCACTGTGTCGACGCCAGGGTTCTCGATGTTCGCGGCCGTCACCGACTTCACGGCGCTCTGGAAATCTTCCTCGCGCCAACCGTACGGCATCGCAACGATGTTCGGCTTTCCGTTGATCTGCAGGCCGCCCGTCGTCGAGATGCCGCCCGTCGCACCGCTGATCGCGTTCTGCACGTCGGTGCTGCTCGGCTGCGTGCGGCCACCACGCGCTGCGCTGCCCGCGGCGATGAAGTACGCGGCCTCCTTCGCGTCTTCGGCCTGTTCAGGCGGCAGCGAATCGCCGATCGCGTTTGCGATCGTCGCGCGTATGCCCGTGCCGGCAACGTCGTCGATCTTGACCGTCTTGTCCTTCAGCGCCTGCGCCCCCGCGAGGATGAATGTGCTGAGGGGCGCGCCGCTCGTTGTCATCAGCGGACGGCCCCCGGCATCTGCGGCGCCGGCCTTCAGCGCTAGCGCCATCGCCGGGCTCTTTTCCTTCCACTGCGCGGCGAGATCCGCGATCCGGCCGGCATTGCCGAACGCCTGCCCGATCTGGTTCAGCGCTTGCGCCTTCGTGTCGATCGGCAGCGCATCAATGGCGGTAAGCACTGTCTGCGCCTCGTCGGGGGTCAGCAGCGAGACACGGCGCCCGGCTGCCTGCTCGACCGCGCCGGCTGCCTGCGCGCGACCGGCGAGCGATGCGACGAGGCCCGGCACGCTCGACGTATCAACCTGCGGCACGCCCTGCAACACGCCGCGATCGAGCGCCGCGTTCCACGGGTCGGCCTTGTACGCCGCGACGCTAGCAGTGTGGATCTGCTCGAGTTGCTTCACCGTTGCAGCCTGATCAGGATCCGTGCCGCGCGTCACCGCTTCGGCCTGGTATTGCTGCAGCGTCGCGGCCTGCTGCGCGAGCGAAGCGCTCGCGAACCCGGCGCGTTGACTCGCCATGCCGATCAGCTCGCGCACGGCGCCGGCGACGCTCGTGCCTTGCGTCGACGTGAGCAGCTGGTTCGTGAATTCCGGGCTAAGCTGCTTGCCTTCATTCACGAGCGTCAGGGCCTGATTGTGCAGGTCGACAGCCGCGTTCTCGCGCTGCAACGCCTCGCGCTCAGCGGCGTTCTGCTGCTGCGCGACGAGCGTGCGGGCGTGGGCCTGCAGCGCGATGAGCTTTGCCGGCGGCAGATCACCAACCCACTCGTAACCGGCCGGGAGCGGCTGATCGGGCTTCTGCGTCATGACGCCGAGCGCTGCGGCCGGGTCGTTCGACACCATCCGCATGCCAGCCGCCGTCGACGCGACGTCCTTGAAGTTCTCGACGAGCTTGGCCTTCGTCTGCGGATCGATCTGCGCCGCGTCGATCAGCGCGAGCTGCGACGCGCGAGTGGCTCCGTACAGGTTCGGATCCATCGCGATCGCGCGCGCGGCCGCGTCATTGCCTTGCTGGTACTGGCTAACGTTGTACGATCGATGCTGCTCGGCTTGCCACGTAATCGCCTGACCGGCCAGCGACGTGCGCAGGTCATTGAGCTGCAGCGTGTAGAAGCGCTTCGCCGGGCCGTCAGCCATCTGCTGCAGCTGCTGCCGCGCGTAATCGTCGAACCCCTTGATCAGGTTAGGTGTGAAGTCGGGCGCGCCCGGCGCGGCGTTGTCCTTCGCCGTCTGCATGTTCTGCAGCCACGTCACCCGGTCGTTTCCGAGCTGGCGCGCGACGGCGGCCTGCTCGTCCTGCATCTGCTGTTTGCGCAGCACATCGCCAACCGCGGCCGCGCCGGCGCCAGCGGCTTCCAAGCCGCGGCCGATGCCGCCCATGTCCGGCGTGCCAAGCGGCATGCGCGCCATCGGCACGTCAAGGCCCGGTGTGATCTGCTGCTCGTAGACGGGAATTTTGATTCCAGGCATATCAGTCCTATCGCATCGAGAAGCCGTACGTGTTCGAGCCGACGCCCCACGACGACCCGCCTGTCATCGACGACATGCTACCCATTGACGACAGACCGCCGAACGCGCTCGTGCTCGCTCCGGACGCCCCGCCCATCGAACCGCCGTAGCTGCTGTACGAGCTGAGTGCTTGACCGGCCAAGCTGAGATAGGCCCCGATTTTTGCCCCGCGCGCAGCCTTCCGCGCGGCATCCGCCTGGTACTGGTAGATCGCGGCCTGCTGCTCGTATTGGCTGCCTTGCAGGATGCCTTGATACCGCGTCTGCAAAGCGTCCAGCTCCGCATTGCGCACGCTCTGCAGCTGCGTATCAAGCGCCGAACCTGCATTCGGATTAAAACCGGACTCAGCCACTGCAGCGCGCTGCGCGCCCAGTTGCTGGGCAGAGCGATCGCGCACAGCCTGCTCTCGCTGCACGCCGAGCGCATAGGCGGTCGCGGCTTGGTTCCGCGAAACGTCGGCGTTGTATTGCGCGGCATTGGCCGCAGCTTCCTGCTGCCCAGCCTGCGCGAGTCCGGACGACAATTTGCCTGCGCCTTGGAGCACCGCGCCGGCTACAGCGGCGAACATAGCCATTACTTCACCCTCGCAAAAAGAATCACATCGCGCCCGTCGACCGTGAACTTCCGCCGTACGCCCTCGTTCACGAAGCCGAGATGCTCGGCCCACGCAATTCCGGCAGCGTGCGACGCATCAACGTCCATTTCGATGCGTCGCCACGGTGCGTCATCGAGCACCGAGCGCACCATCCGATGCGCGGGGCGGAAGCGTCGCAGCAGTGCCGACGAGATCAGCGTCCATGCCTGCGCGCGGTTCTCCCATATTTCGACGATTCCGCCGCAACCGAGCGTCGCGCCGTTCTCCACGATCGCCCATCCCACCGACGAGATCGAGCAAAGATGCTCTGCATACTCACGCGTCAGCACGCCAGCCGTGCGCGCCTGCGCGGGCTGCAGATCGACGGAGAGGATGTGTTCCGGCGTCAGGCGTTCAGCGATCATCTTGCGTATCCAGAATCGGGAAGAAGCCGAGCAGCGTCACCGGCAGCGGCTGGTCATTCTGGTAGCAGATCCACGATTGTGTTTCGTATCCGCCGCGCCAATCCGACTCCATGTCGCCATCGAACAGCGGAACCGCGTTATCCATCGCGTTCGACGGCTTACGGAAATTCAACTGTTCGAGATCGCTGTCGTCGAAGCTCGGGCCGACGGCGCCGCCGAGGCTCCGCGAGAAGCGCGTCACGACGTTCGACACGCGCTTTGTCTTTCCTTGCGCTGTCCCGTTTGCGGCGCCTGCGTTCAGCTGCATGGTCTGGATACGGCATTTCGTCGGAACTCCGATATGGACGACCGACGCCGGCCAATCGAGCGTGATCGATCCGGCGACCACCGTGCGCGATGGGTGTACCGCGCCGTCGGTCAGAACGGCGACCGTCTCGCCTTCAAGATGCCCGAGCCCACTAATCGCTGTCGTCGGCGCGCCACGGTATGTGATCCCGCTGTCGACGTAGAAAGCCTCTGCGCCGGACTCGTCGTCCTGCAGCGTGGGATTCAGGTATTCGACGTAGCGCACCGTCTCGCCGTTGATCTGGCGACGCACGATCAGCCACAGGTCGTCAGACGCGCCGTCAGGCGCCGGCATCGACGCGACGCATTCGACAAATCCGTTTGCGTCGGGATGCCGGTGCCAACCATAAACATCGCTGCGGCCCGTCTCTTCGTCATACGTGCAGCCGATGAGTTGCCCGTCCGCGCGTGCGGCCCATACGACGGAGTGCGGCTCTTGCTGATAGCAGAGCGACATGATTCCGTTGTTCGCGCCGCTGCGCCCGCGCGTGATGTGGTCCGCGATCTTCGTGACGTCCGTTGACACATAGTTGTCGGACGAAAAATCGTATTTGAAGTCGCGCAACTTCCGACCGCTTTTCTGCACGAACAGAACTGCGCCGCCCACCTGAACCGGCTGAATGCGCTTCGAACCGTATGAAGTCCGACGAGCGGCGTTCAGGTTCGTGGCGCCGACCGGTTGCGAATCGCTCGCCGGCCCGACCACCCACTCGTCGCCGGTCATCCCAATCAAGAGGCTGTCAGACTCGACCATCCACGCAAGCTTGTTGAGCCGGCGCGCATTCAATTGCTGCACGATCGCCGAATCGTCGGTCTGCTCGTCCGCGTCCTTCGTTTTGAAGTCCTCGAAATCTGCTGAAACGGACATCGCGAGCCAACGGTCGCGCATAAGACACAAGCGATTGCGCCAAAACGTGCCCATCTGCGGGAACCCGTCAGTGGCATTGAACAGGGCATGCGCCCACTTGTACGTGCCCGAATCGACGATCGATTGCGGAATCATGCAAGGATCGGTCGCATCGTTCGTTGTCACGGTGCCGGACGCGATTCGCGGGTTGTGAACCGTATCGATGAGCACCGAGGCATAGCCAGAGTGCTGGTACTCCCATTCAGCGCCGATGGTTCCGTATGCGTTACCAGAAATGTCTGTCAAGTCACCGTCGTATCGACGCCCGAAGGTGTGTGTCGGCGTTTCCTCACCCGTAACCTGATCGGCGGTCGGACCGATCGCCGTGCACACGTATGTCCGCGACCCCACACGGCGCAGGTAGCCCACACGCGCGCTCTTATGCACGCCCCAAGGAAGCACGGCCGAGTTGTCCTTCTGCTCAAGATAGAACAGCGTGCCGACATCGGCGGACGTGAAAATATCTGCGCTCGCAGTGAGCGTCACGTTGCCGGTCTGGCTGGACGCACTAACGACGATGCTCTCGTCCGAATTTACCGTCGCAAATGGGCCGCCAACGAATTTGACAGGCTGCAGCTCGAACGTCGTCGCCGACGTGCGCATCAGCTTCTGCGGGGGGTACGCACCATGAAAAAGGTACATGGTGTCCGCGCTCTGTGTGGTCCGAATGGCGAACGTTCCGTCTTCCGTCGTCAGATCAGCGAGCGCGTAAGGCGTTGCAATTTCGACTGGCGCGCCATCCGCGACAAGCTGCCCGCGATCGACGAAAAACCGGATGTAGTAGTCGCCGAATTCGAGCATGTACGCGATGCCGCCCGACACGATGAACGGCATTAGCCAGGCCTGTTTGCTCGAATCTTTCACCGGTGCGACAAACCGCTTACCCCCGCGCCGAATCGCCGGGCCCTGCACCGTGGCAATGAAATTCTCCATCACCTTGCACCCGTTCGGGTACTTCGCGAGATCGACGCGCGCGCCGAGCAGTGGCGAAAGCTCACCGGCGTCGAACGATACCTGCTGCGGTGCACTTTTCATACTGTCATCCGCTTCACAAACAAGTGAACAGTTGCCCTATGAACTCCAAGGGCCTCTCCAATTTTCTTGTAAGACTTGCCCTCATCGCGTAGCCGAAGGATATCCCCAAGTTGGCTTGGGCGGATTTTGCAGCCACGTCCTTCTTCTAATGCCCTCTTCCGACTGGCTCGAATCTTCTCGATTGCCTCAGGCGAATGCTTAAATGTTGATCCACTGCGGGCGCGCCCAAATTCAATCAACCAAGCCTTCACGACGGGGCTTTCTCTCCACGCTTCTCGGCACGCTTCAGAAGGCTTGCGACCACGATGCGCGGCACTTAGCTTCGCCCGCTCCTCAACAGATTTTCTTCGGCCTTTTCCGCTCAACGAAATTTTTGTACGTGTCACTTCCGAATGGATGAATCCAGCGACACCAGACCCTCCGCGCGTACAGTTGAACCCGAAATCGGGCTCGTTCGCTCTGAACTCGGCGATGTACTTCTTTTCAAGTGCAAACAATTCTTCTCGAGTCGAGCATTCCGCCAGCACGACCCAATCGAACGCGTCAATTCCGCAATCGCGAATCGCTACAGAAAACGGGGTTTTTGCCGCCACGGAACGGGACAAATGCTCACGCATTCTGGTATTCAGAGTTCTGCTTGTGATTCCGATGTAAACCCTTCCAGATTCACGGTGAATAGCCATATAGGCAAGCATGCGCCCTCCTACTGGCGGATGATCGGGGTTTCAGCGAGATACGGCACGCCGTTGCGCGCTTCGAGCCACGTGTCGTCAGCGATCGGCTGCGACGGCCGCTCGATCGCATTGATGCGGATCGCCTGCGCGATCGCGCGGTCGTGCTCAGCCCACGCGGCCTGTCGCTTCGTCGAGCTCTGCGTCAGCGACTCGCATGCCTCGGCCGCGAGTCGGCATGCGAATGCCTCGCGAAACAGCGCGTCCATTGCGTTCGGATCCGTGACGCGCTTCGTGTAGCGGACGTACAGCGGGGCCGGCAAGTCCGTCAGGATGTTGCCGTTCTCGATACTGAACAGCCCGCGCGTGTCAGTGCGCGGGTAGACGAGGAACTGGCCGATCTGGATCAGCCGCAGAAAGTCGGCCGGCAGTCGATACTGATAGCCGAACCCGAACAGCGGCGGGTCAGCCAGCGCCGCGAGCTGCGTGCGCGTCTTCGCGAACGACCAGACGTGATCGCGCAGGCACGCGTCGAGCACGTCGTCGTACATCGAGTTGAGCGCGGCCGCGGGCTTCGAATCCTCGTCGAGCGACGTGATGCGCTTATCGCCGAGTTTCGTCAGCGCGCGGTTGCAGATGCCGACTTGCGACGCCATTCGTCAATCCGTCACTGCAGATCGCCGCCGTCCAGCTCGTCGGACGAGCCGGAACCATTCTTCGGATCCGTGCTCGACGTGCTGTCGGCGCGACCACGGGCTTTTGGGCCCGTCGGCGCCTCATCGGCCGGCACAAACCACGATGCCTTTTCGCCCTTTTCGACTTCGAATACTTCGCCCACGCGCTTGCGCGCGCCACGGTAGAAGCCCGTTTGAATCGCCTTGACCTTCGGCATGTCTTACCTCGTTGTGTACGTTGAACGGGCGACGGTTGCCGCCCATCGTTCAGGCAGCGTCGCTTATGCGATGCCGTCCGGGTACGCCTGCCACGATGCCGGCTCCTGATCGGTCAGGAACGCGTTCAGCGTGACGCTCGGGGTCTTACCGCCAAGGGTATAGTTCAGGCGCAGGTAGCGCTCGTTGGCGAACGGCATGCCGATGACGAAGCGCGCACCGGCCGTCATCGCCGCAGCCGCCGGCGCGACCGTGGCGATCGTTGTCGGCGAGCTGAAAGCAGCGTTGTCGTCGGTTTGCAGCGCGATCGAATACGTTTCGTCGCCGGTCGTGTTTTCCGCAGCGACCTGCACTGCGATGACGACCCACAGCGGCTGACCGGGACCGATGTCACGATCGCTGCCGAGATCGAGAGCGTTCGTCGATGCGCCAGACGCCGTGAGCGCCTGCGCACGCGAGAATTCGAGAAGCGAGTCGATGTACATTGCGATGTCCTTTCGAATGGGTTCGGAGAGGGCGAACGGCGCCGGAGCGCCGCTCCGCCGCGTTAGACGACGCGCGATTCCGTGTTCAGGAGCGCGTCGGTACGCTGCACCGGAATGCCGTCGAAGGTCATCACGCGCTGCCCCGCGACGGTTTCCCACGTGAGGTTGTTCGCGATCTTGTCGACGATGCCGAGGCGCAGCTTCTCGCGCAGATTCCGGTTCATGTACCAGACCGCGCGGCCCATGCCGAGCTGAGGGATGCGTTCTGCGGCCATGATCATGTAGCGGATCAGGTCTTGCGTCTTCTGCGACGTGGACAGGTCCGATACGTCGATGTTCGCGACGCGCGCTACGTAACGCCAGTCACGCAGCGTGAGGCCGATATCCCACTTGTAATGCGTGCGGTAGCCTTCCATCCGGCCGCCTTGACCGTCCACGTTTTCGATCGTCACTTGGCCCTTGTCCTCGATCGAAAGGCCTGCCTTCGAGCCCTTCGGGTAGATCGAATGGCAGGTATTCGGCCCCCACACGACCAGCCAAGCCGACGTGTTGTCCGACCCGGTTCCGCCGGCGTCGATGATGTTGTCCTTGTTCTCGGCGGTCAGCGAGTTGTAGCGCGGCGACAGGCCGGTGAACTCGGCCGGCGCACTGCCATCGTTGCCGTAGAACAGCGTCTGCGCGACCTCTTGGTTCATGCCCTCGATCTGCGCACGGTCCTCCGACAGGCGAAACGCTGCGGTGTTGCCGTTCAGATCGGCGAGAGCCTTGTCGACTTCGGCGTACGCTTCGAGCATGCCGCAGTTGTCCGTGACCTGCGCGGTCGTGCTCTTGTTCGGCTGAACGCCGCCGTACAGCCTGCGCCACGTCGGGACGGGCAGCCCGGTGCGCACGGTGGTGCGGTGGCCCGTCGGCAGATTGCCTTCGATCGCCGTCATGTCCTGCAGCACCGGATTGGTCTGGTTCAGGATCTCGACGATGAGATCGACCTTGCCATTCGGGTCGAGACGCTTGGCGACGTCCGCCATCGTCGGATTGTTCGTGCTCAGAGTAGCCATGTAAGCTCCTTACGATTTGTCGTACAGCTTCGCAGCGCGTGCATCGTCATCGGTGAGTGCCGCGCCGCTGCCACCAGCCCCACCCGGATTCAAAGTCCCTTCGCTCAGCGACGCGCCGATCGACGAGAACACCTTGATCGTTGCCGCGTCGCCGGATTCGCCGGCGAGCCGGTCGATCACTTCGGCCGGTACACCGAACTTGCGCATGGCCTGCCGACCGAGCTCGAGGTTTTTGTCGTAGCCGTCGCCCCACTCGCTTTTCAGCGCGGCGAGATCGGCCTGACCCTTCGCGATCCGCGCGGCTTCGGCTGCGCTGTTCTGCTGCTCCACGTAGCCGTTCCACTTCGCGGCCAACGCCTTCGCGGTTTCCGCCGACACGCCGTGTTCGTGGAACCAGCTCGCCGCGGTCTTCGCGAAGTCCGTATCGCCGAGCTGGTAGTCCTCGGCCTTGGCCGGCGCCGCGTGCTTCGCTTCGAGCTCGCGCATCGCCTTCACGGCTTCGCCCGCATCCTTGAAGCCCTTGGCCTCGACGAACTGGCGCAGCTCCGCGTCGGTGATAGATTGAAGCCACGACGCCGGGGAATCCCCCGTATTCGCGGGCGGCGTACCGCCGTCGGCAGTCGGCGCCGATGCGGCCGCAGCCGCGTCGGTCGTCGTGGTTGCAGCCGCAGCGGCGCCACCAGCCGGTTCGCCGGTCGCGGTGGCTTCGCCTTCGAGCAGCTGGAATTTGCGGAACATGGGAACCTCCTGAATCTGTTGATCGGGATGGAGTGCGTGATTACGCGGCGTCGTACAGGCGCTGCTTCAGCAGATAGCCTTCGAGCTGCCAGATCTTCTGCACGGCATTTGCGCGCGCGACTTTGCGGCCGATGTCGGCGTCAAAGTTTTCCGGCGATGCGCATGCCGACTCGCCGGTCACGGTGAAGCCGTTGCGCAGCACGAGCACACAGAACGTGAGCAACGCGAGCGCGTGCGGCTCGCTCGAATGCCCAACGGATGCAAAGCTGCCCGGGCGCGCATGCGCCCCCACCACGCCGTCTTCGGCAGTGAAATAGAACTCGTTGACGATCGTTGCCTCGATATCCTCCGGCGTGACGCGCGGCGCCGTCTTGCCCTTGGCGACGATTTCCTGCTCGATTTCGTTGTCGTTCATGGGATGCTCCTGTCAGGTAGTCGGGGTGTTGGCGTAGAACTTCGCAGCGCGTTGTTCGGCCGACTGCGCCTCGGGCGTGAGCGACATGTCGGTGATCTGCAGCGACAGACTCGTGTCGGTGCCCTTCTGGTTCTCGTACTGGCTCTTGCTGCACACCTCGACGCGCGCCATCAGCATCAGCGGCGCGCCGACGTCCGGCAGCGCGGTCATGCCGAGCTTGGCGAGCGCTTCATCGTCGAGATAGATCGTCAGCCCGCACGGATACGCGGGCTGGTCTTCCGGCGCGGCGAGCGCGGTGCCTTCGTTGGTTTCAGTCTTCGCCTCGGCGGGCGTGAGCTTCATCGACACGAGATTCATTCGGTGGCCTCGTCCTTGAGGGAATTGAGCTGTTCGTCGTCCATGCCAAGAATCTGGATCAGGCGCACGAACACCTCGCGCCGGCCCTCGGCAACCATCGTTGCGAGCGGATCGATCGTTCGTTGCACGGGAGACGTGATCACGGTCGACTGGTTGACGCGGCAGAACTGCGCGAGATCGGCGAGCACGGCCTCACCAGCCGGCGTGAGCTTCCCGCGCTCGTCGCAGAAACACCGCCGGTACTGCTCGCGGCGGTTCCAGAATCGGAGAAAGCGGCTCATCGTCTGGCGCATCACACCCTCGCCGTCTGCGCATTCACCTGCGCATCGCCGAGATCCTTGATCGCGCCTGCGGCCACCGGCGCGGCTTCGAGCACCTGCTGCATTTGCGCGGCCTGCGCTTCCGCCGCAGCGCTCGCCTGCAGTTCCTCGTCGGTGTTCAGCGCTTCGACCGGCACGCCACCGAAGTCGGCGAGCAACTTGCCGATGCGATGGCCATTGACGAGCTTTGCTGCGTTCGGGTCGAACTGGGCGACGACGACGAGTTGCTGCAGCCACTGGAGAATCGCGGCGCCTTCGCCCGCGCGCATCGCCTTGTTCAGCGGGCTGTCGTACTCGACGTCGACGTCCGCGCCTGCATCGATCAGCTCCTGCGGCATCGGCGGGAACTGCCCTGCTTCGGCGAGAATGTCCACCTCGCGCTGGATCAGCGGACCGAGCAGTTCGGCCTGCGTGCGGCCGAGAGTCGGCGCGAGTAGCACGCCCTTTTCCTGCGCGCGCTGCAGCACTTCGGTTGCGGTCATGCCGCCGCTGTCGACGAGGATCTGAAACAGCGTGACGTAGAACCACTGGTTGATCGTCTGCCGCGTGTCCTGCGAGAACTCGATACCGATCTGCGCCTGCTTGCCCGTGAGCAGCGGTTTGACCATCTCGTTGCCGCGTTCGTCGAGTCCGCCCCAGTTCAGCGAGCCGGAGCGCAGGTCGAACCCTTCGAGCACGCCGTCTTCGCTCGCCAGCAGCGGCGGGTCGACCATCCTCTGCGCGCCGCGGATGTTGGTCCTCGCCATGTCGTTCGCCATGCGGATATCCGGCATGGCGTCGTACGCGGGGCTTCCGCCGTACACGTCGTCGGTCCCGACGTAGAAGCGCCCGATCGCGAACGGGAACGTGCGGAAACCGCTGTTCTGGATGATCCGATCGCGGCCCTCGTCGAGCCAGTACGAGCCGAAGCGCATGTTGCGGCCGTCGAGCTTGCGCGGGTCGCGGTCCGCGCGCGGCTCGACGACGTGGTAGAACGTGTGCGTTTTCTCCGGATCGCGCTCGAGCGCAGTCTGCATCGACGGCGACAGGTTCTCGCGGCCGAAGCGCTGCGCCGCCTGACGCAGCGTGAGCCGCCACAGCACGTGCGTCTTGTCGATCAGCCCCGCGTTGTTCTCGGCGAACCAGAGCCGCTGCGTCGGCACATTGCGGTACACGATGCCGTGCCCGACGTCGTGCTCGATCATCAGCGCGCCGGGCCCGAACAGGCCGATGCTCTGGTACGTGGCGCCCATCTGCGTCACGAACCCGCCTTGCCAGCGATAGCGCGCAGCGAACAGCGCGCGCACGACCGCCTGCAGATACGCCTTCACGGACGACACTTCATTCAGCGCGTCGTCGGTCGTCTTCAGCCGGTGCCAAACCTGCGTCGCTGGCGTGATCATGGAATCCATCGCGGCGACGAAGTTGCGCAGCGCGAGCGGCGCGGTCGAGTCGAACATCCGCTGCGAGCGCTCGCGGCCCTTCTCGCTGTCGGGCCGAGGCATCTGCCCGAACTTGTCGAGGCGCGGCATCATGAAGTCGATGACGTCGTTCCACACGGCCTCGTACGACTGCCGCTTCTCCTTCATGCGACCGTGGTCGGCGTTCAGCGCCTCGAGCAGCTTCGCGTCGTCGTTCGTCATTGGCCAGTCCGGCAGAAAGCGAACGAACCGTACAGCAACGATTCCGCCAGTTCGCGAAATTCGACTGCGAGGGCTTTCGTTTCGAACAACCCGAGGCTGCGCCGTGCGTTCCTGAATCCGATGCGCGCGCGCCATTTCCCCGCATTGTTGTCGTACGAGACCCCAGTGGTTCCACTACGATTGGTCGACCGGGGCCGAGAATTCCATGCGTTCTCTGCACGGCCGCATGCCCGCAGGTTAGCGCGGCGATTGTCGAGCGGATTTCCATTCACGTGATCGACAACCGCTCGGCCGCCATGGGGTATGCCAAGCACGAGACGATGCAACCGCAACGTTGTCTGCCGCCCGGGCTTTTCTGGGTGTGGAATCGAGCAACGCACGTATCCAGCGGCATCCGCATACCATGCATACCCGCTAACCGCTGCTGTATCGGCATCGTCGACCAACGCTACACGACCGCATTTCAGCTTCAATTCGGCCATGTCATTGCCCCAGAAGCTGCTTGCCGGCGGCACTCGCCGCAGGCGCGTTGACTGACGACGAGGCGACCGACGTCGAATCGCCGGCGAGAATGGTCGCGGCCGTGCCGCGGCGCTTGCGCAGCCTCGCCGCAGCGTCGTCCGCGGCTGTCGTCGTGTCGATGGTCGGCTGCGCGGTATCGGGAACCGTCGGCGCAGCCGGGATGTCAGGGGCGAGCCCGAGGAATTTCATGCGCCTCTCCGGAGAATTCCCGAAGAGGCTATGCGGGTTGACGCGGGGAATCCCCCGTCTTTCAGTCCGTGACGGCGCGCGCGGGGCGCTTGCCGCCGGTGCGCTTCACCCGCACCAGGTGCTTGTGCTCGCCCGCGCCGACGAGCAGGTATTGCGCGGCCTCGGCCACGTGCGAATACATGTTCTTGTCCGCCTTGTCCGCGTACCGCTCGCCGCTCACGGCCATGCGGCGGAAGCAGTAGCCGCCGGACAGCGCCTTGCGCAGCGTGCGGCAGTCGGGGTGCACGAGCAGCCCCGGCTCGCCATCGATGATCCGCGTCAGCGCCTCGTCGACAGCGCCGTAGCGCAGCGCCGTGTCGTTCGTCGGCGCGGGGCGCGCATCGAAGCCGGCTGCGCGCAGGATGCGGAACGGCGTGTCCTCATCGTCGGCCTGCGATCGCTGGTCGCCGGCCGGGTCGCCGTAGATGCCGCCGATCTCGAAGCCGGGGTAGATCTCGGCGAGGTGGCGCTTCAGCTCGATCCCGAACTTCCGCGCGCCCATGCTCGTCGCGACGACTTCCGACCGGATGCGCCACCCGCCCATCGGCTTGCGCTGGCCGATGACGGCCGCCGGCGTCAGACCGAAGTCCATGCCGATCCAGAGCGGCTGCGTCTTCACGAGCTCGAACGGCTTGCAATGCAGCGAGTCCGCATAGTCCGGATGCACCGGCTTGCCATCGACGACGAAGCCATATTCGTTGCCGAGGTTCACCTTGATCCAGTCGAACTTCTTGCCCTGCATACCGCGCTCGTAGTAGCCGGGCGGCAGGTTGTCGATGTTCTCCGCATGCTCGTTGACGACCCACCGATCGCCATCGCGCACGACCCCGCCCGGCTGCCGGAAGAACGCATAGCCCTCGGGCTTCGTCTCTTCGGCGAGCGTGTAGTACCAGTGGTCCGAATCCGGCGCGTTGGTGTCGCCGAACAGGCCATACCACGTCGGCCGCACGTCCTTCGGGTATCGGCCGACGCGCAGGTCGAGCATGTCGAGGATCGGCTTCGCGAGCTCCTTCACTTCGTTGAGCCACGCGAACGTCAGCTGCATGCCGCGCAGCTTGCGCTCATGCTCGGGGCGATCGAGCGCGATGAACACCATTTCCGCTTCGACAGTCGTGCCGTCGTCCAGCTCGAACGACAGGTAATGCGTCGGCGGCTCGAGGCCACCGCCCACCCACCGGCCGAGATCGCCGAACATGTCGAGCCAGTCCTTCGCGGTCGTCGACAGCAGGTCAGGGTACGTGTTCCGCACAGCCGCGCCGCGCGAGCGCCGCACGCCGTCGGCATCGGGCTCCTGCTCGCACATGATGCGAAATGCCTTCCAGCAGCTCGCGTTCGTCTTGCCGCTGCCAAGCGGGCCCATGATGAACGATCGCGACGCGCGCGACAGGATGTAGCGTTCGAGCGTCTCGCCCTGCGGCTTGTAGTGGAATTCGATTTCGCTCACCGCGTCTCGTCCTAGTAAAAACCGATCGGCCGGGATACCGGTCGCACGACGGGCCTCCCCGTCACTTCTTCGACCACGGCGTGCAACGCATCCACCACGTCCGGTTGGTGTTCGATCGACCCGTAGCCGGTGCCCGTAGTCCACGGCGTTCTCGCGTCGTAGTTCCAATTTTCGGACCAGTCATCGCCTGCAAACATCGCATTGCACCTCGCAAAAAGGTAGCTGTGTGGGTAGCTGTGCGCATTTTTTGCGTGTCGCGCGGCGCGCAGCGCCCGTCAGATAAGACGATCCGGTTTTTGTTTAGATCGCCAGTGAGCATTTCAATCCTTCTTTCGGCCCGTCAGGTCTTTCACGCGCACCTTCGGGCGCGACAGTTCGATTTTCTCAACATACAGCCCGGACGCTTTCCCTCGAGAAATCTCAGCCGAGACAGCCGGCCCGTATTTGCCATCAGCTTCAGCCAAATCGCGCAAGCGCTTCAGGTCGGCCAAGTGCTGCTCGAGCGTCAATTGCGCACGCTCAAGCACCGGCGCACGCATTTCGGTAATTCTTGCCGTAATCTTGACGTTATCTAGAAGTTCCTTCGCCTTTCTGTTCACCGATGAGGAATTCATTCCACTCACGTCGTAAGCGCGGCGGTATGCTTCGCTAGCGTTTCCGGTTTCGATGTACGCTGCGCAAAAGTTCTCTTGCTTCTGAGTGAGATTCACGCCCGCACCACCCGCGCCAGAGGGTTCGAGCGCAGCAACAGCGGCCGGCGCGGCGCGTCTTCGCGGCGCTTGCCCGTCTTCTCGCACCAGAGATCGAGAATCAGCTCTCCGCGCACGTGCGACGGCTCGCTCAATTGCTCGGTGTAGGCGCGTACCTGACGCTCGCTCACGGCCCCGCGCAGCTCCCGCGCCACGTTGGTCGGCATCAGGCCGAGGCGCCGCAGGTCAAACAAAACCTCGCGCCAATCGATTCCGCTTTGGCTCATGGCTCACCCTTTCTTCGTCGTTGAACTGAGCATTGAAATTTCCAGGTCGACGCAAGCTCGTTCGCGCGGCGCGACGTGCAGGCGCGCCCACTGCGCGCAGACCTCCGGCTTGAACCGCGGCGAGCGCACCGTCGCGCCCCAGTTATCGAGGCGATCCTCGAGGCTCTTGAACTCGCTCATCGTTCTGCGCGAGAGACCCCGGCATTCATGCCGGGGAGGGATAGCGCGGCACGCGAAGCGTGCCCCTTCCTCCCGCATCCTCCGTTTGGTTGGCTATCTTTACACAGGTCAAGTATAATGTGTGAATGGAAATCAAGCGAGCGTACAAGTTCAGGTTCTATCCGACGTCTGAGCAAGAAATGATTCTTGCCAAGACGTTCGGCTGCGCTCGCTTTGCTTACAACTACATGCTTCGTCTTCGGACGGATGCATGGATGCAGCGGCAGGAGCGCATCGGATACCACGAAACGTCTGCGGCACTTACGGCGCTCAAAAAGCAGCCCGAGTATGCTTGGCTCAACGAGGTGTCGAGCGTCCCTGTCCAGCAGGCGCTTCGCCACTTGCAAACCGCTTTCAACAACTTCTTCGCCAAGCGCGCCCGCTACCCGCAATTCAAGCGGAAGGATGGGCCTCAAGCGGCGGAGTACACGACGAGCGCGTTCAAGTTGGATGGCAGGTCGCTCAAGCTGGCGAAGATGAGCGAACCGCTGGCCGTTCGATGGTCGCGCCAGATACCGAAGGCCGCCAAGGTCACGACCGTGACGGTCAGCAAGGACTCCGCCGGACGGTACTTCGTGAGCCTGCTTTGCGACGATGTGGTCGCCAAGAAGCAAGCAGTCGATGGCAAGATTGGCGTTGATCTTGGACTTACTCACTTCGCCATCCTTTCTACTGGCGAGAAGGTCGCTGCACCAAACACGTTCCGCCGGTACGAAAAGAAGCTGGCGAAGCTACAGCGGCGACTCGCCAAAAAGACCAAGGGGGCGAAACGACGAGAGAAGGCAAAGCTCAAAGTTGCACGTCTGCATGCGAAGATCGCGGACGCTCGCAGGGACTTCCTGCACAAGCTATCAACCCGGCTGATAAACGAGAACCAAGTGATCGCCATTGAGAGCTTGTCCGTGTCGAACATGCAGAAGAACCGTTGCCTATCGAAGTCGATCAGCGATGCAAGCTGGTCTGAATTCGTTCGGCAACTGGAATACAAGGCCCGCTGGTACGGGCGTGAATTGATAGGCATCGACAGGTGGTATCCATCGTCAAAGCGTTGCTCTGATTGCGGGTACACCATGCCAAAGATGCCGCTCAGCGTGCGTGAGTGGGTATGTCCGGAATGTGGATCAATCCACGACCGTGACATCAACGCCGCCCGCAATGTTTTGGCCGCCGGACTGGCGGTGTCAGCCCATGGAGAATCTGTAAGTCCTGTGTGCATGTAAGTGCGCATTGGCTGGCTTCGTTGAAGTGGGAATCCCCCGCCTTCAGGTGGGGGAGGATGTCAAGCCGTCACCTGCGTAATAAGCGCCGTGAACGGGTTAATCGCCCGATTTCCCCGCTTTAACTTGATCTTCGCCTTGTGCTTCCGGTAATAGCGGGCACGCGTCGCCTTCACGTCGGTTTCCGGCTTTGGCGCATCCTTCCGGTTGCCGATCGCATAGACTCCCGAAGGCAGGCCAGCAACCCCTATCTGAGGACGCCATTCCTTGACGTAGAAATGCTTCTCGGGACGACGGCGCGACTCGCTGATGCATGATCCGATCGTCTTTGCCGGCTTACCCAGTTCATCAGCCAATTCCTGGACCGTCATCGGCCCGAATTCCTTGATCAACCGCTTGATCGCATCGCGGGTTGTCGGTTTCATCGGCATTACGCTCCCTCCTTCAATGCCTGAATCACGGTAGAAATCGCCGCGCCGCTCTTGACCATTGCGCCGGTGAAGCGGAATACGCGCCATCCGTCCAGCGCGGCCAGGTTGTACTTGTGCGCATCGGACTCGAAACCGGCTCCGCGCGTATGTCGACCACCCGTCCAGACGCCACCCTCGATCTCGACGGCAACCTTGGCGTGGGGCCATGCGAAATCGAAGCGGAACCGACGAACCGGATGAAACCGATGCTCGCGCACCGGCTCCGGTAGCTTTGCGGCGCGCGCGTGAAGCGCGAACAGTTCTTCGAGTCGGCTCATTCGAACCCCCTTGAACGGGATTGCTTTTGAACGGTATGCGTCGGCCATGCTCCGGAATGGCTCTCGAACCGCACGAACTCTCCGCAGTAAGTCATCGGGACGTCGCCCGTTCTCCCATGCCGGAACTTCGCGACGCGGATCTGAGCAAACCCGCGCCACTGCTCTCCGGCGTCCGGGTTGGCGACTTCTTCCCGGTGGATGAACAACACGGCATCGGCATCCTGCTCGATCGAGCCGGAGTCGCGCAGGTCCGACAGCATCGGCGTGCGATTGGCCCGCTGCTCGACCTGCCGGTTCAACTGCGCCAGGGCGATCACGGCAATGTTCAGTTCCTTCGCGAGCGCCTTCAGGCCGCGCGAGATACCCTCGATTTCCGCGTTGCGGTTCGCGCCTTCGCCCTGCATGAGCTGCAGGTAGTCGACGATCAGCACGTCGAGACCCGACTTGCGCTTGACCATCCGAGCCTTGGTCCGAACGTCGAGCAGACGCAGCGCCGGTTGGTCGTCGATGTGCAGGTTCATGTCGCGCATCTTCAGGGTTGCCGCCGTCACGCGATCCCAGAACTCGTTGTCGTCCGGCGCGTTCATCACCCGGTCAAGCGGAACGCGGCCCAGTGAGGCGATGTTCCGATCGATCAGCTCGCTCTCCGGCATCTCCATCGACAGGAACAAGACCCCGTGATCGACGGCGGCATGGGATGCGATGTTCAGCGCGAGACTCGTTTTCCCCATCCCAGGCCGAGCCGCCAGGATGACCGACCAGCCCGGACGCAGTCCGCCGTTCAGCGCACGGTCCAGATCCTCGTAGCCCGTCGAAATGACGCGCTCACCGCCCGTCGAGCGGCGCTCGAGCAGGTTGATGTGGTCGGTCAGCGCCTGAGCCAGCAACTTCGGTTCGCGCTTGACCGTCGCCTCGCCAAGGGATTCCAGCTTTGCCGCAGCCCGGTCGATCAGCGTTGCAGCATCGTCAGCCGTCGCGCCGACCGATTCCTGCATCTCCGACGCGACAGCCAGCAATCCGCGTTTGCGCGCTCGGTCCACCACGACATTGGCATTTCTAGCCACAGAAACGGCGCTAGGAGCCTCTCGCGCGAGCGAGTTGAGGTGCGACATACCCCCGAGGCCATCAGCCCGTCCTAGGGCCTTTAAACGCTCGTAGAGGGTGACAACGTCCACGCCGACGCCATTGGCGATCAACCCGACGATCTCGGCGAACAGAGCGCGGTGGTCGCCGCGGTAAAAATGCTCGGTTCGCAGATCGCCGATACGGTCGATCGCGTCGTTGTCGTTGAGCAGAATGCCGATCACGGCCTGCTCGGCTTCGATGCTATGCGGCACAGCCTTTGCGAGGTCGTTCGCGCTCATGCAGCCTCCCGGTGGTACTTGTTCTCAAGGCACTTCGCGAAGCCGGACGGAGACATCAGGAAATCGATGTCAGCGACGAATGGCGGTTTCCCAGGCTGCGGCTTTGAACGGCCCGTAAGGAAATCGGAATCGGCACAGACGGAGAAGAACGCGCGCCATGCTTCGATACCCTCCTCGGTAGACGTGTAGCCGAACGGGCTGCACTTGAGGCGCGCAGCCTCCCTCCATCGAGATGCGATGAGACGACGGCGCGCGTTGTTGAGGACCTTGACCCTAGGGTTGTCAGGGAGCAACTCGTGATACGCGTTCACGATTCTCTCAACAGGACAAGGCGGCAGGGTCTTGGAAGACTGGACGACGAGGCCGACAGTCGGCGCGGAAGCGTCGCTGTCGACAGAGGCGTTAGCCTCTATATCTTCTCTTATCTTATCTCCTCTTATCGCTTCTCCATGGGAATCATGTGGGTTACCTATAGAAAACCCATGGGTTTCTTGATCGATCTTAGAGGATGAATCTTTACTCTTTTTTGGCCTTCCGCCGCGCTGCCCATTCTTCCAATTCGCAATCAGGGATGCGTTGTATTTTTCCCATCCCTCAACTGTGATCTTGTCTCCCGAGCGCGAGACGAAGCCACTCGCCACCATCGCCGACTCGAACATATCGGCGTCGCCCTTGAAGCGGCAGATCGCCTTGAGTGCGGCCGGTGGAAGATCAAACACCCACTCGCGGCGCTGCTGACAGTGCGCCCAGAGACGGATGACATACAAAGGAGCAACCTCATCCTCGCCAAGCAAGTCGGCGAGCATTCGGGTCTTCCAGTGGTCAACGAAATCGGGATCAACAATCATGGCTTTAGATCAATCCCAGGCTATGGTTAGACTCAGGTTCGGACTGGCTTTCATCCGCAAAACCCATGGGTTTTCCATTGGTTAAGAAGTCAAGCGAATCCTTCTGAATGAAGTCGGACACGTCTATGCGCGCCTTGAACATCGGGCTGAACGCATACAGCATCGGAGTTACCATGTCTCGTCCAGCGCGAAAACGATGTTCTTCGCGAGCAGCTTGCAAAGACGCAAACGCAGGCGGAAAACGACGCCCGATACCAACTCGTTGAACTCGAGGGGCAGCAATTCGCCTACCTTTTCGAGCCGACCGAGGGCGAGAGAACACCCCGCCATTACCTTTGCGCCCGATGCCGCACGGAAAAGAAAAATTCGGTGCTGCAGGGTCACGGCCGCCCGGGCAATTTCAATAGAGTCGGCACTTTTCATGTTCTCGACCTGCCGATCGCTGATGCATTTCTGGTTCACTTCGTACCTCCTGGCCAAGGCAGCCAATGGATCACCCACTCGATCGCGCAGAACACGATCGGAAGGCAAATCGCTATGACGGCGGCGAACGGCAGCCCAGACAGGACTGGATATCCGCTCGACGGGCCGATCCAGCGCTCGATGAATGCGATGAACCGCTTCACGCCTCCTCCTTCGCCGGTTCAGCCAGCTCAGGCCAGATCAGCTTCCAGTCGTCTGGGCGAAATTCGCGGTAGGGAATGCCGACTGCCGTTCCGACGAGAACGCAGTTCTCTGGACGCATCGCGTTGCGCGAATGCAGCCATTTGTGGATGTGCGGCTGCTTCTTGCCGATCAGGCGAGCCAGCGCCGACTGGGAGCCAGCTTTCTCGATCGCGCGCTGCAGCGCCGGAACGGAGCAATTGGTCGGTTTCATGCCGCAATACTATAACCAAAGTTATTCATTCGCAAGAACTTTGGTTATTTGCCGGCTTACAACCAAGAACTGCCGTCAGCAGACGCTTAACAGATCGCCCTCGCGCGGCGCTGTTACAAATTTTCCGCCCTATCGATAACTTTGGTTGTTGACACCACAATAACCTTGGTTATAATTCATCTCAACGCAGCACACAACGCGCCGCGCCACCGCCCCGGCGGCCAATCCGGGAAGCATCAGAAGCAATGCGCATGGCCGCGCAGAATAAATCGCCCGTGAAGCCTGCCCGCGTGAGAAGGGAATGCCTAGCCCAGGCTGCAACTGGGTGGACCGGATGAACCGGCGAAGGAGCCGGGGACGCGACAGAGCCGACTGGGGCGCCGTGTTTCGGCGCGGCGCCCCGCATCACTGCCTTGATGAGCGGATATGCAGCGATGACGGCCGGGCCCCGTCATACCCCTGTTTTTTGAGTCTGAAGACACGCTGCCTCGCGAAAACGCTGCCTTATGCGAACGCTGCGTATCCGCCCATCAGTGCAGTCAGTACCGCCGGTCATTTCTCCCGGCAAACCTGTTAGGAGTGCATATGCTCAATCCTCACGTAACAGAGCGTGCCGCCGAGTTCTGGACCGATCGGCAGCAACGCGAATATGACGATGCTGCCGAAGCCGAAGAAGCTGCCTTCCTGCGCGCATCGGAAGAAGTCGAGTTCGACGACGTGATCGAAGCGATTTACGACCTGCCGGAGTCCTTCCGCAACAGGGTTTTCGCGGCCTACCTCGACAAATCGGACCGCAAGCATTTCGTCTACCTGCTCGAACTGCTGTTCGACGATGCGTTCGCTGCGGCGGCTGAAGGCATCGCGAAACGCAAGGGGTACTGACATGGCGACCGCGATTATTGGTTTCGTGCTCGGGATTTTCGCCGCTGCCCTTCTGCTGATCGTGGCACGCGATGTGTCGCGCAACCGGCATGGGAAACACTGACCAGCCCAGATAACGACAGGATGCGACGATGACAACCGACACGAATACCACCGCCCCGCGCTTTACCGTCACGCTCGCCGCGCTTCGCAAAGCTGGCGCGTGCTACGACGGCTACAACAATCTCGTTCGCTCGCTCCAGGGGCAGCCTTTCACCGATGAGGATGCGGGCCGAGAAAGCTACATCCGCTTCCGGCATGACGCCGAAATCCCCCTGCTCGACATCCTCAAGAGCAACGGCATCGATGACGCGCTGTGGTCGCTTCGCTGCGTATCCGGCGCTGATCGCGATATTCGGCTGTTCGCCGTCTGGTGCGCACGGCAGGTCGAACACTTGATGGAAGACCACCGCAGTAAAGACGCATTGGACGTTGCGGAGCGCTTCGCTAATGGTGATGCGTCAGACGAAGAATTAGCCGCCGCACGGGCCGCCGCATGGGACGCCGCAGGGGCCGCCGCATGGGCCGCCGCATGGGCCGCCGCATGGGACGCCGCAGGGGACGCCGCACGGGCCGCCGCATGGGACGCCGCATGGGCCGCCGCACGGGACGCCGCAGGGGCCGCCGCACGGGCCGCCGCAGGGGCCGCCGCACGGGCCGCCGCAGGGGCGGCCGCACGGGCCGCCGCATGGGTCGCCGCACGGGACGCACAAACAGAAATGTTCAAGCGTATGTGCCTCGGCACTGCACCGTGGCAACAAGGAAAGGTTGCTGCCTGACCAACCGCGCCCGCTACAGGAGAAAGACGTGAAAACCGAAACCACTCTGCACCATTTGATCGGCAAGACCTACAAGGAAGTTGTCGCTGCGCTCAGCGTCACCGAAGACAAAGGCAATTGCTGCGGGTGGAGCGATCACGCGGTAGCCGACTGTCTCAAGGATCTCGAAGGGAAAGATGCGGCCGTGCTCGTACAGGTCGTGAAGATCGAATACGACGAAATCGACTCCGATCGCGTTGCCCTGAATTTCATCTTCGACCTTGGCGACAAGAAAGGCCTGATCTTGGGGCACGAGCTTTCTGCCGGTTCGGGTTCTGGCTGGCACTACGGCGCACATTGCACCCTGCACTTCAACGGCGAAGAAATCGCCAGCGCGTCGTGGTGACCACTGCCGCCCGACCAACCGCGCCCGCCCTGCGGGCAATCACACCACATAGAGGGACCACATGAACGAGATCAACGACGGCGGCCCGGCCTTCCCGGAAGTGCCCGGCAAATGCAACGGGTACCAAGGAATTCCCGGCATGACGCTCCGCGACTACTTCGCGGGGCAAGCTCTCATCGCGACCTTCCTGAACGGGTTTGCCGGCCCGAACGAGGATGATCGCGCTGCACTCTGCTATCGCATGGCCGACGCCATGATTAGAGCCAGGGGTGAATGATGCCAATCGGAATTAGCGCGAAGACCGGGAAACCGATGGGTAACGCCGTGCGTCGGTTTTTCGCTGGTGACGAGCGAACCTGCAAAACATGCGGTTGCGCATACACGATCAAGGCATCAATGGTCGCGCGCCGCTCGTATCCATGCCCCCATTGTGATAGCAAGCGGACGGTCGAATACGCACGCAAAAACCGCGATAAGAAGCGGGCCTGGAACAACGCTTATAGCAAGCGGAATTCTGCAAATCGAGCAGAAAAAACGTCTTCGTGGCGCGCGAATCATCCTGAAAAGCGCAGCGCACATCAGGCGGTCCAAACGGCTATTCGAAACGGTTCATTGGTCAAACAACCTTGCGCGGTCTGCGGTTCGGATGAACGCATTCACGGACATCACGACGACTATACAAAACCGCTGGAAGTCGTGTGGCTTTGTCATAAACACCATATGGAGCGTCATTCCATGCTCCGCGCGCGAGGTGAAGCATGAACGAGATCACCACCATGCCCGAACTCGAAGCCTGCGGATGGTTCGTGCGCACGAAGCGCACCGACGTCGACCCAGCCGGCTCGCTCGTTGCTGACTGCTCGGCGACAAACGAGCGCGGCGCGATGCTCGCAACGCTGTTCGCCGCATCGCCGAACATGGCCGAGATCCTCGAAATCATCGCCGCAGACGCTGATGCCGGAACGATCATGCTTACCTCCGGCGTCCGTCTTGCGATCGACGCTGCGCTGATCAAGGCCGGCCGGAAGAAGGCACCGGAGCCGGTGCGGGTCGTGACGATCGCGGGGGTGCGTGATGAATGAAAGAAACGACGGTGGCCCGGCATTCGGGCAGGTTGTAGAGCTTCGGTGCGTCCGCCTTGAAATGGACGGGAGTGCCGAATATGAGCCGGAGGCAATGATGCATGGTGGCCTCACGGTTCGCGACTATGTGGCAACGAAGGTTGCTCCGGCCTTCCTTGCTGAACTTTTCGCAGCATGGCGAAACGGCGAGGTGTCGTGTGAGCCCGGGTGGATGCAGGGAGTAGCACAGGACGCCTATTTCTTCGCTGATGAAATGATCAAGGCACGGGATTTGACATGATGCGCGCCCCTCTCAACAGCCTAACGCCTGTATTGCGTGGTTACAACCGATCGGTTGTATCGCGCGACTGGCTCCCGATCGCGGCGCTCGGCGCGCTGTACCTGATCGCGTGCGGCGTCGCGCCGGCGTACGAACTTCTCGCGGGAATTGCGCGATGAACCCGATCACCTATCTGTGCGGCGCGCTCGACCGCCTGTTCAAGCGAAGCCCGGTCGCCGGGATTCTTGTCGCGATGGCAATCGCGTTTGCATGCGCGATTGGCATTGCTTCGATTCCCGACTCCAGCCTCGCAGTTCGCGCGGCATGGAGTCAGACGTGAAAACCGATGACGGCCCCGACTGGCTCGCGGCCGACACTCTTAGAGCATATGAGGAACAAGCGATGGGAATGCTGAAACCCGCAAAGAACAAGATGGCCTACGCCAAGGTCGGCCTGTACGGCTCAGCTGGTTCGGGCAAAACCCGTACCGCATCGGAGATCGCAATCGGACTGCACAAGGCCATCGGTAGCACGAAACCGATCGCGGCGTTCGATACCGAACCGGCGTTCTCGTTCGTTCTGCCGCTGTTCGAGCGTGCCGGTATCGAACTGCTCGTTGCCGACGAGAGCCGCGCGCTTTCCGACCTCATGGACTTCATGGACGAGGCCGAAAAGACCTGCGACATAGCGATCATCGACAGCATCACGCACGTCTGGCGAGACGCTCAGGAAAGCTATCTGCGGCGCATGAACGAGACGCGCAAGAAGTACGGGAAGAAGCCGCTCGGCGCGCTGGAATTCCAGCATTGGCGCCCCATCAAGGCTGCGTGGGCTGAGTTCACCGACCGCTTCCTGTCGTCTAAGATGCATGTCATCGTCTGCGGCCGTGCCGGGCAGGTCTACGAGTACCAGGATAAAGATGATGGATCGGGCAAGAAGGAACTGATCTCGACCGGCACGCGCATGGCGACCGAAAAGGAACTCGGCTACGAGCCTTCCCTGCTGATCGAGATGATCGCCGACCGCCGCGACGGCTACATCGTCAACACAGCCGTGATCCAGAAGGACCGCGCAGACCGCCTGAATGGCCGCGAGATCGAGAAGCCCGACTACGCGAAGTTGGAAGGCCACTTCCAAGCCCTGAACATCGGCGGCCAGCACTTTGACAGCATGGATCGGCGCGACTCGCAGAACATGTTCCCGGATGCCGACGAAAGCGGTTGGGACGCCGAGAAGCGCAACCGGGAAATCTGGTGCGAGGAAATCGCCGAACTGCTCAAGAAGTACTACCCGAGCCAGACCGCTGACGACAAGAAGTCCCGGCAAGACCTCATCGAGCAATTTTTCGACACGCGCTCATGGACCCGCGTCGAAGGTATGAAGGCCGATCTTCTGAAGCAGGCCTATGAGGATATGCGCGCGCATCTCGAAGAGAAGTTCAGCAACGCGCCATCGGCGCCCGCGGAAAGCTCCGATACGGCGCCCGAACAAGAAGCCGCGTGAGGCCACCATGCCGACCTACGTCCTCCGAAACAAAGAGATCGCCCAGCGGATGGTGGATTACATCAAGGCTGTTGCTGGGCCTGCCGCGAAGTCTGGTAGGCCGATCATGGTCGAGATCGGCGAATACCAGGCGAAGCGCAGCAGCGAGCAAAACCGGCTTCTGTGGGCGCTTCTGACCGAGATCGCGGAACAAGTCGAGCTGGATGGCAAAAGGTTCACCAAGGAAGCTTGGTACGCCCACTACCTTGATCTGTATGCGCCCAAGCAGGAAGGCCCCCGCGGTTTGGTGCCAGTCGGTTCCAGTCAGATGACGAAAGAGCAGTTCGCCAATTTTGTGACGCGCATCGAGTGCCACGCAGTTCAGGAGCTCGGCGTCGAGTTTGAAGCAATTTAGTGTCGACCCCGGTGGTGTGTTTAGGAGCGGCCAGTACGGCGCTCCGCTCTTTTCCCGCCATTGAGGCTTTATCTGTAGAGGAAGCGATGAAATTCGCCTATGCCGATCCGCCGTATTTCGGTCTTGCGGAAAAGTTCTATGGGCATCTGCATCCCGAAGCAGCAGCCTACGACACGTTAGATGCTCACCGAGCGCTTATTGAACGACTCTGTGATGAGTTTGCCGATGGTTGGGGCTTGTCGATGACAAGCGGGAACCTTCACGACATTCTGCCGCTGGTCCCGAAAAGTGCACGCATTATGGCCTGGGTTAAGCCGTTCGCGTCATTTAAACCGGGCGTAGGCGTTGCATACGCATGGGAACCGGTGATCGTCATGGGCGGCCGCAGACGCACGCGAGAGCAGCGCACAGTTCGCGATTGGTGCGCAGTGAATATCACGATCAAGCGCGGATTTACTGGCGCGAAACCGGCCGAATTCATTTTCTGGTTGATGGACGTGCTCAACGTGCAAATAGGCGATGAGGTTCACGACCTTTTCCCCGGATCAGGCGCCGTTCAATCCGCGATCGACATTTTCATGGCTGCACAAACGGGCCAAGTCCAAGACGGCCTTTTCGCCTGACCCACAGAGGACACCCCCATGAACGACCAACAACAGAGCCGCGCTGATGCGCGCACATACACCACGCAGCCGGGCGAATCTGTCGCCGGCATCGCCCTTCGTCAGTGCGGCAGCGAAGACGAATGGCGCAACATCATTGCACTCAACCCTGAATTCAGCGAGCACACGGCGTGCGATTACTTTCCCGTCGGTACCGTCTTGACGCTGCCCCCGCTCCCCGTTTCGCAACCCGCAGCAGCGCCGATCGCATACGACGGTCTGACCGAGGAATTCACGGACGAAGTAGCCCGGCTTGCGGGCGATGCGCCCGGCATTCGCGAAGCAGTATGGGCCGCACTTGAGAACTGCAACGCCATCATCGCCCCGCAGGGCAATGCCGCACCCTCGCCGGTGGACGAGCGGGTGGTTGCATATGAGCTGTACAGCAAAGCGACGGGGCATGCGATTGTGGATTACTCGCGGCGCACATACGTCGGCCACCTGACCGAAGAAGCCGGGTACGAAGCGCGTCCTCTGGTCTATGCCCGCGCTGCATCTGCCAACGAGACGGGGGCGGAAGGGGCAAAGCCGGTCGCAACGGTGCGTGTCACAAACAAAGGCTACGCGATGCACCTGAGCACATACGTCGCCTACGCTCTTCCGGAAGGCAAGCACGATCTGTACGCTCGTGCCCCCGCGCAGGCTGCGGAAGGCGTCCGCGCATGGGAAACCGACGACGGCCGCGTGATCAGCGATGCGCAGAAGCAGCAAGCGCTGCGTGACGGCGGCGCATCGGCTTCATCGGTTCGGCCGTATGTCCACGCCCTCTGCCGAACCGCCCCCGCGCAGGCAGACGCTCGGGTCGGGCTGACGTATCAGCAAGTCGAGGCTTTGGCCGCGAAGCACCAGTTCGACATGACCTCGTTCGATTACGTCGATTCCAACAGCCTCGTCGATCTCGTGAACGACGCACTGCGTTCGATTGGACAGGCGGAGCCGCGCGCCGAGGTGACCGATTGGAATACTCCATGCACCGGATGCGCGACACCTCGTGCATGCCAGTACGACGGTTGCCGGAAGGAGCCGCGCGCCGAGGTGACGGGAGACACTGTGCTTGTGCCCAAGCGCGTGGTCGAGCTGCTACGCATCATCAATCGAGACGGAATCATCAAACGGGCTTCGGAATTGCAAGAGGTGTATCGCCTCGTCGACGCCTCCCGCGCCCAAGGAGGCGAATCGTGAAGATACCCGGAATAGAAGTCAGAGCCGTCGATCCGTCGTGGCGCATGCGGACACGCCCGTGGCTCGACATGAAGACCTTGAAACCGGTGTATTCGATCGAGGTGCGAGAGCCAGAAAAGAAAGTCTGGGCCAACATCTACACGAAGGACAAGGGGCTGATGAGGTTCAAGACCGAGCAAGAGGCAAAAGCGTTTTTCGACGGCCTGAAGGAGAAGCACCATGGATGAGCGAGCGGCGTTCGAAGCTATCGCGCACTGGAAGGACATGACGCCGTTCGCGTGGTTTCAACAGGGATGGAAAGCTGCCCGCCGCACCACTCCCGACAGGGACGCCATCATCGAGGAATGCGCGAAGGTTTGCGAAATGGAGCGAGAAGCGCTTCGTAAGAATGAAGCAGTTTGGGATGCCAATCCGAACTTGCGGCCTGACGAAGATTACGTTTCAGAGTGGGAGGCGTCTGCATGTCGGGGCGAGGAATATGCCAAAACTATCCGCGCCCTGAAGACCACTCCGACCGCTGCGTCGAGGGAGGAAGGCAATGGCTGAGAACTTCGTGCACATCCACGCGCCGCAGCCTATCGAGGAATGCTGCCAAGTCAACTTCTGCCCGACATGCGAGCGCCCGCGCCGCATGTTCGTTCGGTACTTCGAATGGTATGGCCCGTCAGTGACGTGCGCCGGCTGTGGCGAGGAGTGGCAAGACGGCTACCAGTCGGAGCGCCCGTTAATGCGTGGCTGGCGCCGGCAAAACATCCAGTACGCCATCCGCAATCTCGACCGAATTGGAGTGAAGGCATGATCGACCAAGACAAGATGCGGGCGCTGGCACATCAACTGCGAGCGTGGAACTGGCTGAACGATCCGATACCAAATCAAGCCGCCGACGCCATCAACCTCCTACTGGCAGAGCTGGAAGCCGCTGCGGCGGATAAGCAGAAAATGGCCGGCCTTCTTAAGCGCATTCCGCAAACGCCACAACAGGCGATCGACTTCATCGGGTCGCAATACAGCAGTATGGAAGCCGACGGTTGGGAGGCCGATCTATCTACTCCAACTGGCGATCTTAGCAACGTTAGGTATGTGCTGACCGTACATGACCTGCTCAGTGCATTTTCATGGAATGGGCTTGATGATGCGGAGGCCCTCTCCCAACGCCAGGAGGAATCGTGAGCGGATGGTGCAACCCGAGAGCGTGGGTGCGGATCACGCACAAGCCGACTGGCGTAACTGCCGAGGCCAGCGGCTGCTGGACAGCCTCACTCCACAAACTCAAGGATCAGGCGATGCAAGTCCTGCGCGCGCGAGTGCACGCTCGGCAGGCAGGCATCCAGAGGCCCACCGAAATCACGCACGACTACGAATTCCCGGACGATAAACCGTGGCCCGATGACGTGACCGAATTCCGTCGCCGCGCCCCTGCTAGTGAGGGAGAACAGAAATGACCAGCCGCCGCATTAACGGAACCGCCGTCTATGAAGTTCTGCTTACCGGCACGCACACCGCGCGCGAGATTGCGACCAAGCTCGGGACGTCGACCGCATTCGTCCAGTGCTTCCTCGACACGCTGTTCTATGCCGGGAAGATCCGAATCGATCGACGCGTCAAGACGGATACGGCCTACGAGTTGACGCCACCCATCGCACCGCGCGCGCCACTCGACACGCCGGCCGCCGGGCCGCGTCTCGCACCCAACCTGCAATCCACGCTCGCCGGCTACGATCGCGAGATCAGCCGCCGCGTCGAGCTCGCCATGACCACGAGGGGAAAATGACCGAAATCACCGAACTGGCTCAGGAAATTGCGGCGCGTCTGACGCCGCACGCGCTTTGGGATTTGGCCGAACTGGCGAAGTACCTGCACCGCAGCGAGCAGCACACGCGCCAGTGGATCATCACGCAGGAGGGCTTTCCGCGCCCGATCCGCATTCCTTGACATCCTCCCCGGCCTTCAGGCCGGGGAGGATGTCAAAGTAACGGCCTTACTGATACTCGTCTACCTCTACGAAACCGTCACCGCCGCGGCCGCCCGGCTGTGCAGTCGCGAAGGTACCGCATCCCGCACCACCTCCCCCCCCGCCGTACGGACCGCCGGCGATGCCTGCGCCCGTTCCAGTAGTCCCCGGCGCGCCACGCCCGAACGCCGTTGAACCACCGCTGCCCGAATAGAACACGCCGAGCGACGATGCAAGACCGAGTGTGCCGGGCTGAGCGGTGCCATTGAGTTGACCACCGCTCGAACCATTCCCGTTCCCGCCGCTGGCTTGATTAGGTGCGGCCGCCGCGGCCGAAGCTAAGCCCCCCGACCCTCCAGTCGCTGTAATGAGCGCGCCGAATGAAGAATTGCCCCCGGAATTTCCGGTGCTGCCGGAAACGCCCGTACCGCCCCGCCCTACAGTAACGGTCACCCCGCTATAGCCACTGGTCACAAGGCCTTGCGCATAGGCCCCGGCACCCCCACCACCGCCGATAGCAACGGTCGACATTGTCGTCGCGGGGCAACCACCACCGGCGCCGCCGGCGCCCATTACCTTCGCGACCACGCGGCCGGTGCCGGCAGTGGGCCTGTATGTGCAGCTCGGGTTGCAGTTCGCCGTAGTGAATACCTGCACACCGACAAGCCGACCGGTGATACCCGTCAACGTCCCCGTCGCGGTCAGATTGCCGACCGTCGTGGTGCCCGTAAACGTCGGCGAAGCGAGCGGGGCGTAGCCGTTCGCAACGAAGGCAGTCGTCGCGATCTGCGTCGTGTTGGTCCCGGCGCTCGCTGTCGGCGCCGTCGGAACGCCCGTCAACGCCGGGTCATTGGCGAAAACCAAGGCCCCGGTACCGGTCTTGTCGGATATCACGCTCGCCAGCTGAGCCGAGGTCGTCGCTGCGAATTGATTGATCCCGCTCGTCGTCAACGCAATGCCGCTGGCGCACGTGAAACCCGTACCAGACGTCCAGCGCAACGCGTTGTTTGCGCCACTGCAAGACGGCATAGGGAACGCAGCCGGCGTTGCCGATACGCCGGTAGCATTCGCGAGCACCGTATTCGCCGGAACCGACGCGATGCCACCGAGCGGCACGCTGGCCCACGACGGCGCGGCAGCTGCCCCTCCGGATACGACCACCTGGCCCGCTGTCGAGCCGGTCGTGTCGAGCATCTGCACAGGAACCTTCGTCGCGGCATGCGCGGCCGCGGTCAGCGCAAGTAGCGCGCTGATCAGGATTTTTTTCATTGGGCTTCCTTCCTCGGTGTGGTGGATACGGTCAACGCGTCGTAGTCGGCTTCACACTGCTTGCCGGCGATGCCGCGCTCGTCAGCGATCTTTGCCAGTTCTCCCGCTGCTTCATCAGCCCGGCCGAGCACGTCGGCAAGCAGATCGAGGGCGTCGCCGGCTGCCGGGCTTCCGGTCGTAGCGGCGGGATGTCGGGCGCGCTCAATGAGCACGGCGACTTGCTTGCGCAGGCCGTCAGCAGCAGAAGCAGCGGCAGCAGCATCGGCGCGCGCCTGATCACGTTCTTTCGCAGCATGGTTCGCGTTCTCCTGTTGCGCCGCGGTGCGGCGTTGGTATTCGTCCCGCTCGGCCTTCAGTTCGCGGATCTGCTTTGCCTGATCGGCGAGTGTGGCCGATTGGTCAGCGTCGTGATGGCCCTTGAAGTAGCACCCGGCCGCCGTGATCGCGAGCGCGACGATGAAGGCGAGCCAAACACGCGGGTCGAGGATCGTCATGCGCCGCTCCGCATCATCGCGGCGAGCCGCGTTGCGCGCGCGCCCACCTGCCGAGCCCACAGGCTGTTGAGCATGCCGTCGGCGGCTGCCGCGTAGTCGCCGCGCTTCATCGCCGCCAGCGTGTCCACGAACGTCAGCAGCTTGCCCTGCATGTTGAAAGCCATGTTCATCATCACGCGCTGCCGTACCGGATCCAGCGATCGCCACCACGGCAGATTGCGATCGAGCCATGCTTCGGTTTCGGCAATGTCGTTCTGGTACATCAGGTCGATCTCGTTGTCGCGAAAGCCCTTGTCGGTGAGATTGCGGCCGATGCCGCCCGATACCTTCCCGACCGTGTCGACGTAGATCCGGCTGCGGCGTCCTTCGTCTAGCGTGAGTTCGGCTTTCAGCTTCGCCGCGTCATAGTCAGCCATGTCGTCCTCCCTTCTTGTGCCAGTAGAAAACGCGCGCGATGATCCACGCGCATACGATCGCGAGCCCAACCAACATGAGCGTTTCGGGCATATCGATCGACGACGGCATGCGCACCGGCTTGAACAGATTCACTGCCGACGCGAGGCCGACGATCGAGAACCCGAGCGCTCCCCACCAGCCGGTGACGAACACGTTGGTGACGGCGATCCACATGCAGAACAGCAGCACGACGAGATTCGCGAGATAGAAGATCGTGACCATCATTGCCCCCCGAGGAAGCGTCGTTTCAGGGCCCCGATGATGTCGGCTGTGTTGATTTCCTTGGACAGCTCTTTTGTGATCGCCAGGCCGAACAGCCCGACAAGGAATCCGATTGCTTGTTGCGCACCGCTGTCGCTGATCGCGAACCACGCGACAATCAGAGGGCCGCCGTAGTACGCGACGGCGGCACCGGACAAGAACGACACGACTTTCTGTTTGCGCGTCAGCCCTTCGCCGATGAACCCGAGCGCAATGAGCGAGCCGATCGCGCCGGGTAGGATTTTCCAGAGCAGCGCACCTGCAACGGCGCCGGTGCTAGTTGTTGGCTCTGCCATATGTGCTCCGCTTACGATTGGCGGGCGACGAGCACACCATCAGTGCTGCTCGTCGGCGCGCCGCTCTTGATTCGAAGGCTGCCTCTGGTATCGACCCACAGATGGAAGCCGCCGAGCTTCAAATGGTTTGCATCCCACGAGCTGCTGTATCCGCCGTTGCTGACGACGTAATGGTTCACGGCCAGCGTCCTACCGATGCTGTCGTCGCACGTGCCGAGGATGACTGTCGAGGGCTTGACCGGAGACGACAGCGACGAATCAACGCCACCATTATTGTTGCTGTTCACGCTGTTGATGAAATAGGTGTTGCCGTACCCGCGCTCGTATAGGCCGTAGCCGCCATTCGATTCCAGCAGCCCGAGAATGAAGGTATTGCCGAACGTCTTTTCGTTATCCGTATTCCCGATCTGGACACCGTCACCACCGTTAAATCCGACTCGGCCGATGCGAACGATGTTGCCCTTGAAATTTTCGTTCAGCGACACGTTTCCGTTGACAGCAAAGCCTCGCCCCCCGTTGTCTGCGATATCGGCGATATCAATCAGGTTGTTGAAGCACCCGAACGCCGGCGTGCCGGTCATATCTACGTAGAAGCCGGACCCGCTCGCACCTTGCGCGTTACCGATATTGACGGCGCTGAAGAAGCAATTGCTCATGTAGCGCGCGCGGACAAGGGCGACGTTTGTGGTGAACCCTGACGCCCCTTCGATACGGCCAAAACGGAACGAATGGCGAAGCAGTTGACCGCCGTCGGACGGTGACAAACTAACGACGACGTTCATCGTCGCGAGCTGAATGATTTTCGTCGCCTCGGCGTCGAATCGGTGCATCTTCACGAGCGGATCGCTTACGCTCGACCACGGTGTAAAATCGATCGGCGTCTTGGCGTAGTGCACCCCGGGCGGCATAGATACGTTCGAGGCATTCGATGCGATGGCCTGATTGACGCCAACGGCGGAATCGACGGCTCCCGGGACGGCCCCCCACCATGCAGCATTGACATTCTGCGTTTTGGCATTCGTGAAGTCGATTTTCGAGCCGACACCGAGGGAGAAGATCTGGTGATCGCCCGCTCGCACGGAACCCGTGATCGTCACGGTACGGCCGCCCGACACCTTCAAAACGGCGCCCGTTTCAAATGTCAGATTTGCCGCCAACGTGCAGTTCGCATCGATCTTGTATGTGCCACGTGGAATGACGTAGTCCTTCTCCGCTTCGGCCGACGACAATGCCGAAACGGCGGACGCGGCACCGGTGTTGTCGATCGCGAAATCGCGCAGCGAAACACGCTCGGCGAACTTTTCCGACACCGCGTGTTGCACGGCCGCGGACCATGGTGCGAGATAGGCGAGCTTGGCCGCAGCGATCTGCGCATTTTCATTGACCATCGAATCGATGATCGAGTGGTTCGGCGGCAGGTAAATCGACAGCGTCGTTCCGCCGGTGCACCAGATCTTGCCGACACCGTCCGGAATCGGCGCAGGGGCGCCGTTGTCATCGAGAAACGTGAGCGTCGTACCGGATACCGAGTAGCTGTCCGGATCTTGCGGAACCCCGGCCATGACAACAACGCCGAGATTCGCCTTCGTACCGTAGTTGCGCAACAGCGTTACGGTCGTCGAAACGCCGGGGGTAAAGTCGACACCCGCCTTCCAGATTTCATGCTTCAGGTCCCCGGCGCCAACGCTAGCCGGAATCGGCAGCAACGTTTGCTGACCGGTCGACCCGAACCCGAGAATCGTGTTCACGCGCTCCAGCGCGACGGGTAACGTGCCATCGGTACCGCACTCGCTGAGCGGATACCGGATTGAATTTTCGACCGCGCTCGCGTTCTGCTGCGCGATCATGGTCAACTTGTCGAGAGCTTTTTCGACCGATTTTGCCGGAAACGGATCATTCTGCCGGAATTCCGTTTCCTGCGTAACCGCCACCTGTCGGTAGATATGCAGCGTAAATCCAGCGCCCCACGGGGTGACGGGAACCAGCGCACCGCCGCTCTGGCTACCCGCGCCGAGGATCGTGAAGTCGGTGCCGTATTCAAGCGGGCGAATGCTGCCGTTGCTCGAGAGCAGATCGGCAATAATGTCCGTCTCGCGCAGAAAATAGAAAGGGATCGCGTAGGCTTGCGCCGCGCTGCTCGTTGCGTAGGAAACGTCTTGTTGGGCGGAAGTGACGGTCATGGCGCAGCCTTATGAGAGACTGCACCATGCTGGCAAATATACGGCGGGGAATCCCCCGTTATTGACCCCCGAGCGCGGTCGCGAGATCAGGCGCAC